TAGACGTAATGAGTTTGTAACTAATTATGGTTGGAAAAATTTAACTTCTGATATTGTTAATCAGTGGGATCAAGAAACAATGAACTTGATTAACGCAAATAAGGAAAGTTTTGAAAATCAGGATATAAATATTTCTGCTGGTAGTTTAAGAATGCCTAGTACTGCTAATGCAGTTGCTGGTGCAGAAAGTCCTACAGAAATAATTAAAGCTCCTAATCAGCCTAGTAATGCTCAAAATGTTAAGTATCAATCCTGGTTAGTACCTGAGAATAGACGTTTGATCTTAAATGATATGTATGAGAAGAATGTTTCATATAATGATTTTATTAATATGATGATTCAACTTACAGGTCGTGATTTAAGTAATCAAATTCCTGAGGAAGATTATGGAAAATAAAGGCACTAAAGAAAATCCTTGGACTAAAGGTGAAGTACCTAAACATACTTTATATGGAAACGCCGCCATTAAAGAAGTTGAAAGTATATATGGTATTAAATTAACAGCCCCTCAAAAGCGTATTGTTACGCTAGAGGGTTTTGTACCTGGATTTTATAAAGATGATAGAGGGGTAATGACATACGGAGTTGGTCAAACTGGTGAGTGGATAGATAAAGGTTTTGTTGCTGCATATGAGCATCATCAAGATCTAGCCGAAGATATTTTTGGGTCATTCAACAGGTTTACTCCTGAACTACAAGGTGAACTAATGTCACTTACATATCGTGGTGATGTAAAGCGTGGTTACAACTGGGTTAGACAGTTTAATCAAGGTAACTATGAAGAAGCCGCAGATCAATTGTTGATTCATAGAGAATATATGGATCGTAAAGCATCAGGTAAAAAAGATGGTGTTGTAAAACGATTAGAAGATGCAAGTAATACAATTAAAAACTTTGTGCCTCAATTAAGAGTAGGAGATAATAATGTCGCAGACGCAAACACTGTATGATCCATTTAAGCAATTAAACCTTGTACCTGATTTGCTACAAGATGATAAAGTTGATACAGAAAAAGTTCAAAAAGAAGAAGATGAGTTTTTTCCTGAATTAAATTTAGTACAACCTGAAAAAGTTATTGAAGATACTGAAGAAACTAAACAAATTAAACCTTGGTATTTAGATGACAACAATGAAGTTGATTTATCTCGTTATGATGAATCTATAGATGCAAAAAAGACTACCTTAGATTCTAAGATTGCAGAGTTAGATCCACAAGAAAATGCAGATCCTTACTATTTTGATGTAGAAGGTTTTAAAGAAGCAAAAAAAGGTCTTACATATGAAGACCAAGTAAACAATAAAGAACTTATTGGTGCTCTTAAAAGACGTTTTGTTGGTGATTACTCTAATGATGAACTAATTGAAATGTGGGCTGGTGAGCAGCATTGGATTAACTGGAACTTACCTCGTTTAGGTTATGATGCAGTAGCAATGCAGAATCTTACTAAGCAAGAAAAACAAGATTACTTGTTAATGATGCAGACCTGGGATCAAGTAGATTCTTTTGGTGATGGCTCTCAATCTTTTTGGGATCAGTTATTAGAAATTGGTGGTGCACTTATGGCCGACCCAACAACTTATGTTGGTATTGGTACATTAGGTATTGGTCTTATAGGTAAGTCAGGTGCAAAAGAAACAACTAAGGCTGCAATTAAAGCATATTTACGTGATAGCGTTAAAGCTAAAACAGTTTTAGGTGCGACAGAAGCAGGTATATATACTTTTGCTGATGATGCTGCAAGACAATCTATCGAACAACAAGCTCAAGGTAAAGCTGCTGATTGGACAGAAACTGAATTAGATTATGGTAGAAGTGCTCTTGCTACAACCTTAGGTATATTTGCTGGTGGTGGTATTACTTTTTCACTAGATAAGATATTACGTAAGCCAGCAAACAAAGCAGCAGACGATGTTAATCTTAAAGATGACGCAGATACTAAAGTACGTGAAGAAAGCGACATTAGTGCAAAATCAGAGACTATTACTGAAACAGTTGATGAGCCTAACACAAAACCTGTTGTTGAAGAACGTGTTGCAGTTAAAGATTCTGAGATCGAAGATATTGATTTTGATGTATTACCTAAGGAATTAAAAGGTGCTAAGCCTAGATACAAAGGTTTTAACATTAATTTTAAAAACGATGTACAAAAAGCTGTATACATTGCTAGTAATAGAACTAGACCTTCTAAGAGACAACAAGAATATATGGAGTTTGCTCGTAAAGAGCTAGGTTTATCTGAGAAAGACGTTTTTCGTTTAGGTGATGTTCTTAGAGCTAAACTTAAAAATTCTTATGCAAAGGTTGAAGACAAGAAGTCTGGAGGTTTGCTAGAGATAGATGTTGAGGGTTTTCCTACTAAAAAGAAAGTTAAGAAAGCTGAAAAACCCGAAGTTAAAAAAGGTGAAGAAACAACTGAAGTAAAACCTGAGCCTATTGAAGAAAAACCTTTAACTGCAGAAGAAAAGAAACAAGCTAGTGAGTTATCTAAGAAAACTTTAGATGAAGAACAACCAGCTCCTGAAAAAGTATTAAATAAAGAATATACTGAATCTGTACTAACTGAACAAGAGTTTAATTCTCTTATGGATCAGTTTATGGAAAAACAGGATGTTGTTTTACATCAAACTACGCGTGATAAAGCTCGTAAGAAGTTTCTTAAATTTAAAACTAAGCAAGAAGTAATTGATTTCTTAGAAAATCTCAGTGAAGCTGTTAGAGAATTACCTGAGAATGGTGTTCTTATTAGAATGTTGTTTTCTGATGCAGAGAATAAACTAGCTAAAATTTGGCAAGATGCAGACACCCCTAGAAAACGTGCTAATAGACTTGCTAAGTTTCCAGAAGCTTTTAGGTCATTACAACTATTTGTAAAATCAGCACAACAGAGTGCGGCTCAAATTGGTCGTGCACTAAATGCATACAAAATTAAAGTAAATGTTCTTGATGATCTTGCAGAACGCTTTGAAAAATTTAATGAAAAAATTCAAAAAGCTAATCAAGAAGCTGCAGAAAGAAATCTTGAAGGTAAAGAATATGATGACTTTATCAATAATTCTATAGAGCCTGAAGAATTACTTGAGCTTGAAAAAGCTATGGATGAGTTAATTAAAGAAACTGAGTTTCATAATAACTCTTTACGTAGATCTTTACCTGCACACGATGCTAAAGAAGGTAGGTTTCGTAAATTCTCTCGTGTTATCGCTGAGATATGGACATCTGCAAACCTATGGAACACTGCAACACAGTTTGGTGCACTTGTAGGTACTGGTCTTAAACGTGTAACAATGAAAGGTGAATCTTACATTCAGTATATTACTGGTAAAGGTTTAGATATAGTAGGTGTTGACAAAGGTAAACACTTACGTTGGAGACAAATCCAGGAATTAAATAGAGGTCAATGGGCACAAACTATTGAAACCTGGAAAATGATTCAACGTTTGTTTAAGTCAACTACAGGTGAAGGTGTTGAAGCACAAATTCAACGTGAATCTTTAGATGGTTGGTCTACTAAATGGGATGACGAAACAACTAAAGGTGCTATTAACTCTGATTACATAGGCTTTCAAGATCCAAATACTGTATTTAAAAGTTTTATAAACAAATTTATAGATTCAGCTGGTGTTATTACTCGTGGTTCGTTTACAGCACTAACTTTAGCAGATGATCTTATGAAAAGGGTGTATTATGGCCCTTATATTCGTATGAAAGCAGCTGGAATTGGTATTGATAAAGGTTTACGTGGTGATGCCTTAGATGCATTTATTAATAAATATGACAATGCATATAATTTGTATTATCAAAAGAAAGGTTTTCGTGATAACACAATGCGTTTAATTATTAAACGTGAAATGGAAAAGTTTCATAAAGATAATCCAGATGCTAGTTATTTTGAAGTAACGCAAGCAGAGCAAAAAGCTATGGACTTAGCTGAATCTCAGGTAGCATTTACAAACGCAGAAAAAGCTTTACTAGATGAAGTAGGTATTGATCCTGCTATTCACGATGAAGCTGTAAGTTATCTACGTGAAATGCTGTTTCAAACTGATATTCCTAAAGATTCTAAGATTGCTACGCTAATTAAAAATATGCGTGACATACATCCATTAGGACAAACACAATTACCTTATCTTAAGACTGTAATGAATATGACTAAGGACACACTAAGACGTGTTCCTGGTATTAACTTATTCTTACGAAGCTGGAGAGCTGACATTGCTGCAGGCGGTGTTGCACGTGATCGAGCAATTTCTGAGATGGTTATGGGTACTACGTGGATGTCTTTAGGTTATATGTTGTACAAAGAAGGGTTTATTACACCTTCAACTGATCCATCAGAGTATGGTATTGAAAGTACAACAAATTTAAAAGGTTCTAGTATTAATTTACCTATTTTTGATTCAATTCCACTAAACAGGATTGAACCTATTGGATCATTTCTACGTTTAACAGCAGATTATTCTGCAATTTATGATGAAGTACAGCGTTTAGAACAGCTTATTGAGTCACAAGTAAATAATCCTAAGGCTGAAGCAGATCTAGAAAAACTTAGAGAACTTAAGACTGAATGGATTTTATCTGTTTTTGCAGCCACTGCGAAAGTGTTCTCAGAAAAATCTGGTATGGAACAAATACGTAGATTAACAAGAGCTTTAACTAATTTTACTAGTGAGTCTGCTGAGCAATATTGGAAAGACTTAATTGCTGGTGTTATTCCTGCAAGATCTGGTATTGAGCAAGCTTTTGGTAGTGAAGTTATATATGAAGCTAAAACTTTAGGTGAAAAGTTTAGAAAAACCGTAGGTATGATGGGTGAAGAGTATGGAGATCGAGAAAAAATAGATTTATTCGGTTTACCTAACTCAGAAGCTACTCGTAACTTTGTATATTGGCGTACTAGTAATCCTGATCCTCAAGATAAAGTAGAACGTGAGATTTGGAAGTTAAAACCTAATCTTAAACACGCTGATAACATCCTAACTTTACCTAATGGTGTCAAACTTGAGTTAGATTATAAAGATCATTACGAATTACGTAAATTTATGTCTGATAAAAGAGTAGATGCTAAAGGTAGAATGGAAAAAGTAATGCAAAACTCGATGTATAAAAAAGCACCTGACGGTGTTTCTGGTGACTACGATCAAACTAGTTTAATACCTAGCAAAACAAAAGCGTTAGAAAAATCATATAATGATTCTAAGGCTAGAGCAAAAGAGTTGTTTTTTCAAGCTAATCGAGAAAGGTTAACTAAAAAATATAAACAACAGATTGAAACACTAAAATTAATCAATCAGCAGCAAGGTGTTGGACAACGTGACCTTCGAGGCACAATATTTGACGTATTTGCACAATAGGAGAAGATATGAAAGCAGATCTGGAAACCCTTAATGGGTTACACGAACAGATGGCTGCATATTTTAATGATTTACTCTCTGGGGGCGAAAGACTCGCTCCTGGGGAGTTATCTGCTATCTTAAAGTTTTTAAAAGACAATGAGATTACTGCAGACATCATTGAAAGCAAGCCTATGGCTAATTTAGTACAAAGTTTATTAGAAAAAGAGACTGAATTATTAGCCATTGAGTTTCACTAATGAATGATATTGAGAGATTGGTAAAAAGCTTTCCAGACTACGTAGATTACGTCTGGCAGCAAATAGGATTACCAAAGGCTACGCCTATACAGAGGGATATTGCGGCAACACTACAAGAAGGTCACAGACGATTACTTATCGAGGCTTTTCGAGGTGTTGGTAAGACATATCTTACAGGAGCATATGCAACC